ATAAGTCTATATCCTTTCTTGGGATCCTTTACAGCATCAGCGTGAAATTGTGAAACTATATCTTTAAGCTTTACTCTATCAGGATATTTAAAAGTTTCTTTTTCAATTAATTTGTATGGTAGCTTTGGATCAGATAATGATAATTTTGTTTGACCAGCGGACGTGTTATAGAACTTAGCCAGTTTTCTCATTAGATCTGGCATCACAGCTTTACCTTTTTTTCCTATACCCTTACCATCTGGGTATCCGTAAAATCTTTCGTTACCTCCTTTATATCCCTGCCTAAAACTTAATTTATTAAAAGGAGCAACGGCAACGTAATCAACACCCTCTCTTGCAGCTTTTTGCACAAGATATTTTAGTGCATGATCACCGTATGCATCTGCCTCTACCATAGGAAAATAATCGTATCGTTGATCTCTGACAGTCATATTTTTTAATTTTTTATTTATATCAGATAGAGTTCTACTAATATTATCAACTCTTGATGAGTCTTGTGTTTTAATTGCATCGTCTAGTTTTTTTAATAAAGTGCCTCTTTCGGTTAACAACAGTTTCATTTCTAGATCTGCTTGAAATGGATTAATTCTTTTTTCACCTCCAAGCTGTTGAGCTTTGCTTAATTGTTTTGCAATCGATTGATTAACATCAGACTGTATCTCGTTTATCATAAAAACTTTTTTTCCATCTGGAGTAAATCTTGTATCAAATCTTATATGATAGATATTGTTAGTTTCTTTTGGTAAAACTTCTGAGAAGTGACCACCTCTATTGTAAGGATTTAAGTTTGTATTAATAGGATCATCTAATGTAAAAATTGTTTCTTTATAATTTTTGCCACCTTGTAAGGTATAACTAGTTTCACCTTTATAAAAAACTCTATTGTTCTGCATAGGTGCATATGATTTTTGTATGTCACCTAAAGCTGCATTTAATATTTTTCTGTCTTCTGGTCTCATTCTAGGATTATTTCGAACCATTTTAATATCATCAGATAATGCAGCTACAACGTTCTTAACGTTAGTTGTTCCTGGACCAAGATCTCTAGTTTTGTAAAATAACTCATCTATACCCTCTACAATTTCATCAGACCCTCTTATGACAGAGTTTGCATAATAATCTCTAATAGTTTTAAATTTACCTCTTGCAGTTTTAATAGGTATTTTTAAATCTGGAGCAAAAGTATTTAGTAAACAAAAAGCAATAGATGATGGTGTAACTTCTCCTGTTGCTAGTAAGAAAGCAGATGGA